ATTGAAGGTAAAGAAGAATTGATTGGTGGTGAATTGAGTGCTAAGAGTTATATATCAGCATTTAGATTAGGTACTTATATCGCAACACAATTTAAACCAGTTGTTGCAAAAGCAATCTATGATATTACAAATGCCAAAACTGTATTAGATACAAGTTGTGGTTGGGGTGATAGGCTTGCAGGATTCTTTGCTTCAGATGCTGAAGAATATTATGGTTGCGATCCTAATCCTAATACATATCAAAGATATCAAGAACAGATAAGTTCGTATAATAAACTCCTATCAAAACCTAAAAAGGTGACCATATGGAGATGTGGCGCTGAAGATTTGCCATATCATAAACTACCACAGATAGATTGTGCATTTACAAGTCCACCATATTTTTCTACCGAAGAATATAACAAAGGTGGTGACCATGAAGAAGATCAATCGTGGGCAAAGTTCAATGAGTATGATAAATGGCGTGATGATTTCTATTTACCAGTTGCAGAAAAAACTATGAGTGTATCAAAGTTTATGTTTGTAAATATCATGGATCCAAAAGTTCATGGCGTTAGATATTACTCTGGTGATGAATTAGTTGATAAATTTGAAGATAAATTTTTAGGTCAGATTGGTATGAGAATTATGCAACGCCCACAAGGTAAAGCAGTATTCAATGATGAGAATGGTAACTTTAGTAAAGAGAAACTAGATGAACATATGAACAAAATGTTTATAGAAAACGTTTGGTGTTTTGGTCCAGAAACAGACCTATTTAAAAATTCAAGAAAGGCAACTTTAGATGAGTTTTTTGCTTGACAAAAATAAATATATAGTATATAATAGGGCATGACAGTTACAGTATATTCAAGAACAATCAATGGTAAAAAAGGTAAGTGGACATTTCATTCTATATACACCGACAGAATTAAAGGTGGTAGAAAAAGAGAAAAAGAATATGCTGATAATTTCAGAAAAACAAAAGAGAATAATAAAGAATATAAGATTGAGGTAACTAAATGAGTGATTTTTTAAAAGATATTATAAAAGAAACTGGCAACGAGTATGCTAGTTTAGTATCAGATGGTGCGTCAGGTGACGTAACAGATTTTATTGATACAGGTTCTTACATATTTAACGCATTGTTAGGTGGTAGTATTCATAGAGGTTTACCAGCAAACAAGATAACTGCTATCGCAGGTGAGAGTGCAACAGGTAAAACTTTCTTTGTATTGGGTATGTGTAAAAACTTTTTAGATCAAAACCCAGATGGTGGTGTTATATTCTTTGAATCAGAATCAGCAGTTACAAAAGATATTATTGAAGAAAGAGATATTGATAGTAGTCGTATGGTCATCATGCCAGTTACTACTGTTCAAGAATTTAGACATCAAGCGATTACTGTTCTAGACAAATACATAGATCAAGATCCGTCTGAAAGAAAACCATTATTGCTTGTATTAGATTCCTTAGGTATGTTATCTACTACTAAAGAAATGGAAGATACACAAGCAGGTAAAGAAACTAAAGATATGACAAGGGCACAAATTGTTAAAGCTGCCTTTAGAGTATTAACACTAAAACTAGGCAAGGCAAAAGTTCCCCTAGTGATCACTAACCATACTTATGATGTTGTCGGTAGTATGTTTCCTCAAAAAGAAATGGGCGGTGGTTCTGGTCTCAAATATGCGGCCAGTTCTATCGTCTATCTTTCTAAAAGAAAAGAGAAAGATGGCACAGAAATCATAGGTAATATAATACATTGTAAAAACTATAAGTCCAGATTAACAAAAGAGAATAAAGTAGTTGATGTTAGATTGACATATGACAAAGGTTTAGATAGACACTATGGTTTACTAGATTTAGCATTGAAACATAATATTTTTAAACAAGTTTCTACGAGAATAGAGTTGCCAGATGGTAGTAAAACTTTTGGTAAAACTATTAACAATGATCCAACAAAATATTTTACAAGTGAAATATTAGAACAGTTAGATAAAGCTTGCGATAAAGAATTTAAATATGGAGATATAGTTGAAGAACAAATACCCGAAACCACATCAGACGAGTAATCCAAAACATAATGAAGATTATGTCTTTGTAGAAAAACCTGGAGAGGATTTTACAGGCATAAAATTAATTAGTGGACCATATGCCAGTATTGTTTACAAATATGGTAATGTAGGATTTGCACCAGAGTCAGAAAAAGTTGGCGACAAGTTGCCAATGAAATTTGACTATACTGTGATTGAGAATAAAATTGACGCTAATACAGATAGTCAAGAATTTATTAATCATATTGGTGATGTATTAGTTGTATTATTAGATGATCATTTAAAGGAGAAAAAGGAACTTGATGGAAAGAATTGAACGAACAGCACTTAGAAATTTAATTCATAACGAAGAATATAGTAGAAAGGTTTTACCTTTTATCAAAGAAGATTACTTTTCTGATAGATTAGAAAAACTACTATTCAAACAAATCTATAACTTCATTACAAAGTTTAATGCTCTTCCTACTAAAGAAGCATTGTCTATTGAAATCAATGATAGTAAAGATATCAATGAAGATGAATATAAAAAGATTACAGACATTATCTCCACATTAAATCCTGAAAAGATAAATCTAGAATGGCTAGTAGAAACAACAGAAAAGTTTTGTAAAGACCGTGCCATACATAATGCAATCTTAGGTGGCATACAAATCATAGATGGCAAAGATAAAGAACACACTCCAGAATATTTACCTGAAATGTTATCGGATGCTTTATCTGTATCGTTTGATCAGAAAGTCGGGCATGATTATTTAGCAGAAACAAAAGAACGATTTGATTTCTATAAAAAGAAAGAAGAAAGACTTGAATTAGATTTAGATTTCTTCAACAAGATTACAAGAGGTGGTATACCAAGTAAGACTTTGAATATTTGTCTTGCAGGTACTGGTGTAGGTAAAACTATGTTTATGACACATCTTGCTTCATCTATATTATTACAGAATAAAAATGTTTTATATATTACTATGGAGATGGCAGAAGAAAGAATTGCTGAAAGAATTGATGCTAACTTATTAAATGTTGGTATGAGTGATTTAGAAGAACTGCCATATACAATGTATGAAACAAAGATAAATAAATTACAAAGTAAAACTACTGGTACTCTAATCATCAAAGAATATCCAACTGCTTCTGCTCATACAGGACACTTTAAAAATTTAATGAGTGAACTTGCATTGAAGAAGTCATTTAAACCTGATATTTTATTTGTTGATTATTTAAATATTTGTGCTAGTGCTAGATTTAAACCTGGTGCAAATGTAAACAGTTATACTTACATCAAAGCAATTGCTGAAGAATTAAGGGGTCTTGCTGTAGAGCATGATATACCTATCTTCTCTGCTACTCAAACAACAAGAGGTGGTTTTGTGAGTAGTGATGTAGGGTTAGAAGATACCTCAGAAAGTTTTGGTTTACCTGCAACAGCAGACTTCATGTTTGCCCTAATATCAAGTGAAGAACTTGAAGAAAAAAATCAGATTATGGTCAAACAATTAAAGAATAGATATAACGATCCTACACTAAACAGAAAATTTATTGTCGGCGTTGATAGATCAAAAATGAGATTGTATGATGTAGAACAATCAGCACAAACAGATTTAGTTGATAGTGGTCAAGAGGATCCTATCTCAACTGATAATAAATTTAAACAACAAATAGGAAAGTTTTCGGACTTTAAAATATAGAAAGGAGTATATGGCACAAGGTAAACTTAAATGGTTTGATCCTAAGAAGGGTTATGGATTTATCAAACCTGATGATGGAAGTAAAGATACATTCTTACACATATCAGCGTTAGAAAAAGCAAACATAACACAACTTGACGAAGGTCAAATTATAAAATACGAACTTGCTGAACATCGTGGTAAAGAATCAGCAACAAACATTGAAATAGTAAAGGAGTAAACAATGACTATTAAAATAGACGGTAAAAATTATGACGAAAATAAACTTGACAAAAAAGTAATAGGTGCAATACAACAAATTGCTATTCTTCAAAAAAGAATAAACGACATTCACATGGATCATGAGAATGCTAAAGTATTATTAGCACATCATCAACAAAGTGTTAAAGATAATATTACTGATGAGGCATTAGAAAAGGAAGAACCAAAAGAAGAAACAAAAGAAAACTAAATGCCAAGAACAAAAAGAGTTTCAAAAATAAGTTATGAAACTAAAATGAGTAAACGTCAAGGCAAAGTGCGTTGGTTAGTTATAGAACGACCAACAGGTAGTATTATTGCTGAAGAAGTTTTTGAAGATAAAGCAAAGTCTGTTGCTGATTTTCAAAACAAACATAAACAATGGGAACCACAAGGTGGTATCGTTGAGCATTTGACACTTGGTAAAATATAGGAGATGATATGGTAAACATAATTGATATGGGCAGAGTAGTTGAGGGTGACGATACTGCTTTAGATGGAACAGGAGTAACTTCTAAAAAAGAAGAAATTGCTGCTAAAGATTTGCCTGAGGGCACTATGATGGAAATAACACAACCAGGCACAGACAAAACATATAAGTTTCCTGCATTAGCATTAGCAGGTGGTGACTATCACAAAGTCATACAAGCCTCTGATGGTACAATACCAGAAGAAGATATCAAAAGATATTATGATATCGCTATGAAAATGGATTGGCAAGATGGTTGGTATTCATCTGAACAAATGAAAAAAGAAGCAAAGACACCAGGTTATAAACATATACATCTAGGTGGTAGTGATACCGAAGAAGTTGAATATGAGATTGAACAAGATTGGGTCAAAGAGATATGGGATGCAGTTGATCCAGGTAATGTTAAATTACTTAGACATTATCTCAATGGTCATCATGCAAATCAATCAGGTGGTATTCATCTAGATGGTTGGACTGGCGACCAATATACAGTTATTGTTTATCTAACACCAGACTGGACACCAGATGATGGTGGCTCAATTGAGTTCTGGACACCTAATCTTACAGACGAAATGAGAGCAATGGCAGTAAATACACCATATGGTTTCTCAGGTAGTCCTGAAATGAATATTGTTAAATCATATTGGCCGAGAGCAGGTCGAGTTGTAGTCTTTGACGCAAGAATACCTCATGTTGCAAGAGCAGTAGAAGGCGATAAGTTTAGAGTTTCACTAGTATTTAAGTGTAGAAAATTAAAAGATTCTGAAAAATAACGCTTGACAAATCGGTACTGCTAGTATATAAATAGCAGTATGGCATTACTAAAAAAGACAGACTTTTTTGAAGCAGGTAAAGAAAAAACTGCTTCTGCAGGAAAGTATTCAGGCAAAACTAGAAAACAAATAATTCTAGAGAAGATAAAGAATAAAGAACCTTTTAGTATAGGTACCACATCAGGTGGACCTAAACTTATAGGCACATCTTTAGACGATAAGTCTTTTCCGTTTATACTTTCTACAAAATCATCTGGCGATATAGCAATCACAAAATTATTTAAAGACCCAGACTTTGGTGGTGGTTCTGGTTCAGGTGGTGGAGCTCAAGATACAGCAATTACAGAATCAGGTCAATGTTATTATACATCATTAGTTTTTAACATTATAAAAAGACCACTTAAAAAAACAGACTATACAACTGTTAATCTTAAAAAGGCAGCTAGATTTGTACAAGCAACAATTAAGTTAGAAGATTTTTTAAAAAAAGGACCACAAGATTGGTTTGACAATGACATATATGGCAGAACAGCAAATCTAATCTATCAAAATTATAAAACAAAATTTAAAGGACCAGTATATTGTCATAGAGGTTCTGCGTTTATGAGTAAAGTCTATGCAGCTAAAAAGTCAGTTATGAAAACTGATAAATTTTCTGCACCAGGATCATTTTCAGATGATAAATGGAACCCAGGTGATATATGGTTATCTACATTACCACCTAGTGCAAATCCTTTTCAAGGAACAACAACATGGGCAGAGTTAAATCAAATGGTATTAGAAAGTGCAGGTGAGTTAAATAAAACTAAAGATACAACAACACTAGGAGTATCATTAAAAAAACTAGGAGTAAAAGGTAAAGTTGACACTTACAATGGTGCAAAAAGAAAACACAATGTTAATGTTAAATTTAAAAACTTTACATTTGGTAAATCAGGAGACTTTTTTAGTTCGATAGATGTTTATATAAGATTTGATGTTGCTGAAGTTCAGTTAAGAGCATTCAATAGTACAAGTGCGTGGCAAGGTGAGATAAAAGGACTTGCGGCTGCAGGTGGTAAAATAGGTGGTGGTAATTTAAATTATTATCTAGAGAAACACGCTAAAAAATCAATAGGGTATCCTGGCGATAATAGACCAAAAGGTAAATCGTGGAGTGAAACACCTGCAACTAAAGTAGATATAAACAAAATGTATGCTTTATATGTTAAATTTAACAAAATGCAAACTGCTAAAATACCAACTGTAAGTTTATCTGAATTTAAAAAACGATTAAAAGAAAAAGGAGCTTCTTTTCAGTTCTCAAAGAATATGTGTTTAATGTTTTTAA